ACGTAGAACCGGAACAAAATACATGGAAAACCTGCGGAGAGATTATTGACCGCATCGTGAAAATTGCTATCCGGTTATTAAAAAACTCATACAGTCAATGTATGAGGGAGGACATTATTTCACTATTGGACTATTTGAAATTTGAACTTGATACAGTAAATGAAAATCAAGAATAAAAGAGAGGAGGCAGACGAATGGCATATACAAGCGTGAAAATATCTGCAAGCACGAGCGACTATCAGTCGCAAATGAAGTCGGCAGCGACACAAATGAAAGAATTGTCGAGCGAATATTCACTTGCAGCAACAAAGGCAAAGTTATTCGGTTCGGAGACGGACAGCCTCAAAGCAAAAGCAGAATCTCTCACACAAAAAATCACAGTACAGAAAAATGTCGTGCAACTGAACCGTGAACAACAAGAAAAACTCACGACGAAATTATCAGACCAGAAAACAAAACAGGAAGAACTCAAGAAAAAGATTGACGATGCGAAAACCGCCTATGAGAAATCAACGGAGGAGACAGGAAAGAACTCTGAACAGTCAAAGGCACTGAAAGAGGAACTTGACAAACTCGAAAAGGAATTTTCCGCAAATGAGACGGCAATCGGAAAGACAGAGACGGCTCTTGCAAATCAGACGGTAAAGACAAACAATGCAGAAAAGGCCCTCATGGAAATGGAGGCGGAGTTGAAGAATGTCAACTCCCAACTAAAAAACCATAAATTGACCGATTTTGCGAACGCTTGCGACACGGCAGGTCAGAAAATGGAGAGTTTTGGAAAGAAAGCCTCCGTTGTATCTGCCGGACTTGCAGCAGTAGCAGCGGCCTCCGTAAAATCGTTCACGGAACTCAAAGAGGGTTACGACACTATTGTGACAAAGACCGGAGCGACAGGCGATGCTCTTGAGAGCTTGAAAACATCCGCAAATAATGTGTTCGGAAGTATGCCGGAGGATATGTCGACAGTCGGAGAGGCGGTCGGAGAGGTCAACACAAGATTTCATTCAACGGGCACAGAATTAGAAACATTGTCAACACAGTTCATTCAGTTTTCATCAATCAATGGAACGAATGTGACGCAGTCGGTCGACCAAGTCGACAAGATTATGAAAGCGTGGAACGTGGATGCGTCACAGACGGGAAATCTGTTAGGACTACTCACAGCAAAGGTACAGGAGACAGGAATCTCCGTCGATTCCCTTGAAAGTTATGTCCTTGATAATAATTCGGCGTTCAAGGAAATGGGGCTTACATTGCCTCAAGCCGTTAATTTAATGGCTCAATTCGATGCAAACGGTGTCGACAGCACGACAGCACTTGCAGGTCTGAAAAAGGCTCTTCAAAATGCGACATCAGAGGGAAAATCAATGGATGCTGCTCTTGAGGAGACAATCGGGAGTATAAAGAACGCAAAGACGGACACGGAGGCGTTGCAGATTGCAACAGAATTGTTCGGGAAAAAAGGTGCTGCGGAAATGGCAACCGCTATCCGTGAGAACCGTATTGATTTGAGCGATTTGTCGTCGACGATGGAAGAATACGGGTCGACGGTAGAGGATACCTACAACGGCACGAAAAGCCCTCTTGATAACGCAAAAACAGCGATGAACAATGTGAAACTTGCCTTGAGTGAACTTGCAGACACAGCACTCACGGAGGCGGCACCAGTCATCCAAGATTTAACGTCAAAAATACAAGATTTGACATCATGGTTCACGAGTTTAGACAGCGGACAGCAGCAGACAATTATCAAGGTCGGACTTGTGGTCGCTGCTATTGGACCGTTGGCGATCGGATTCGGAAAAGTAGCACAAGGAATCTCGACAACAATCAAGACAGGGCAGCAGTTTGTGTCGGGAGTAACTGGCATTATAGCGAAAATTACAGCGAAAACAGCAGCGACGGCAGCGGGAACGGCAGCAGACGCAGCGGGAACAGCAGCGGAGGCAGCACACACGGCAGCCACAGCGACGGCAACAGCAACAACAGGGGGGATGACGGTGGCACAGACCGCCCTCAATGCGGTCATGAGTGCGTGTCCGATTATTCTGATTGTGGCGTTGATTGCCGGACTGATTGCAGCAGGTGTCGCTTTATATAAAAACTGGGATAAGGTCAAGGAAAAACTGTCACAGTTATGGTCGAGCATCAAAGAGAAATTCGGCAAAATAAAAGAAAGTATCACCGGAGCGTTTACATCGGCGAAAGAGGCAGTCACGAATAAGATTGCGGACATGAAAAACGCAGTAGCAAACAGCACAATAGGACAGGCAGCCTCAAAAGTATTCAACGGAGTAAAGGACACGGTCGGAAACCTCATGTCCGCAGCCACAGACACGGCAAAGGAAAAGTTAGGAAACATGAAAACCGCCTATGAGGAAAACGGCGGAGGAATCAAAGGCGTGGTTGCTGCCGGATGGGAGGGAATCAAAGGGTATTATTCCGCAGGATTCACATTCGTGGATAATTTGAGCGGAGGAAAACTCACAGAACTCAAAACAAAATTTTCTGATAAGACATCAGAAATCAAACAAAAGGTGTCTGACGGATGGGAGGGAATGAAAACATCCGTCACCACCAAAATGACAGAGTGGAAAAGCAATGTCACGACGAAATTGACAAACCTCAAGTCAGGATTTTCGTCAAAGGTCAATGAAATAAAATCAAACTGGCAGACGGGATTCACGAACATTAAAGACAAAGCGACATCTCTCATGGAGACGGCAAAGTCAAATGTTTCCTCAAAATTGTCAAGCATAAAATCCGGATTTTCCTCAAAATTGTCAAGTATAAAATCCGATTGGTCGAGCGGATTTGAAAATCTGAAATCGACAGCAACGTCAAAGATGGAAACAGCAAAGTCGAACATTTCAACAAAGTTGGGAAACATCGCATCGTCGTTCACGTCAAAATTGAACACAGCGAAATCAAATGTCGCATCATCAATGAGTAACATTGTTTCGTCGTTTTCTGGAAAGATGGAATCGGCAAAATCCAAGGTAACAAGCGCACTAGAACGAATCAAAGGAGCGTTTAACTTTTCGTGGTCTCTTCCTCACTTAAATCTGCCGCATATTAGTGTGTCTGGAGGAAAAGCACCATACGGAATTGGCGGGCAAGGGTCATTGCCGTCTTTTTCAATTCAGTGGTACAAATCCGGAGGTATCATGACACAGCCAACAGTGTTTGGAATCAACGGCGACAGCCTTATGGCAGGAGGAGAGGCAGGAGCAGAGGCAATTTTACCTCTGTCGGAGTTTTATGCAAAATTGAACGATGTACTCGACAAGAAACTGGCAGCAGTGCAGCAGGCTCAAAACGTGTATGTTGAAACACTATGTTACATTGACAGCGACGAGGTCGCAACAAGAACCGTGTCAAAGGTAGATTCAAAGATGGTTCAAAATCAAAGAAAAGGGAGGTAGTTGACCGATGAAAGTGAACGGAATAGATGCAAGAAAATACGATGCAAAACAACTCACTGTCGAGATACAACCTCCCGTTGTAGCGGTAAATTATGAATGGATGACCGGAGCGATACAACCGACCGAATTTGAAACAGATGTCACAATGGGTCACTTGAAATTGTGCGTCTATTTCAAAGGCAAGGACAGAAACAGCATCCTCCGGTCAATGTCTGAATTTATGGCGAATTTCACAACGGCGTGTGATTTGGAACTGGACGGCTACAAAGGCAAATACAGAGGATTCATGACAACGAATGATTATGAGAAAACAATCACGAAAAAGCGGTACAAAATCAATCTTGAGTTTGACGGTTATTTTTACGACGATGAAATCTCTCTCACATTCGACGGAGTGACATCCGGAAGTTTTTACATGGTAGGCAGCAGGAAAGCACCTTGCACCGTGGAAGTGTATGCAAAGAGTACGTTGACAAATTACACAATCAGCGGATTAGGAGACGATGACATCATCGTGGAATCGTTGGCAGCAGGAAAGACGGCAATCATCGACGGAACAAAAGGTCTTGTGACGATTTCCGGAGAAAACGCATTTGACAAGGTCAATTTGTGGGAGTTTCCGGCAATTACGACAGGAGAAACGACGTTGTCGTTCTCAAGTAGCAAGGCAAAGGTGACAATCCGCTATAAGCCGATGTGGATTTAAGGAGGTGGGCGGATGCAGATATATGATGACAAAAAGCAAAGAATAGGAACGCTCACCGGATTCAGAGAGAGGACTATCGAAAAGACACTTGATTCCGGAGACAAAACACTGACATTTGAATATCCAGTCAACGGGGAATTGGCACACCTGCTGAAAGAGGAATACTACATACGGACAAAAGAGGATGAATTTGTCCTAAAAGCAGTTGAGACGGGGGAGCAGTTCAACAAATACACGGCAGCATTAAATGTTGAGGAATTAGAGGGACAGTCATTTCCGTATGGTTTTGCGTCGCAGGAACAGACCATCAGAGCGTGTCTTGAGTTTGCGTTTGACGGTACGGGATGGACGGTCGGAACTTGCACAGTGACAAAGAAAAGGACAATCGACATCGAGGAATCAACAACGGCGTGGGATGTCCTGCAATCCTGCCTCTCAACATATCGGTGCGAGTGTGAGATTGACAGTATAAAAAAGCAAATCAATATTTATGAGCAGATAGGCAGCGACAGAGGGTGCTATTTTGTGGAGGGGTTGAACCTCCGAAAACTGACGGCAACCTCTGACACATACGAGTTTTACACTCGAATTGTTCCGATAGGCAAGGACGGAATAACAATAGAGTGGTTGATTGGAAAAGAGTATCTTGAGAACTACCAGTATTCAAGCAAAGTCAAAACATACACATGGAAAGATGAAAGATACACGAACACAACCAGTCTCATGGAGGACGCAGAGGCGAAACTTGATGAACTCTCAAAGCCTTATAAAGTATATTCTGCGGATGTGGTTGACCTTGCAAAAGCAAATCCGGAATATAAGAGCATCCTCGATTATGGAATCGGAGACACGGTCAGAATGGTGTCAAAGCATCCGAGGACGCAGGAGAAACAGAGGATTGTCAAGATTATGGAATATCCGGAGGACCCGGAAAAAAATACGGTTGAGTTATCAAACACGACAAAAACATTTGCAGAAGTGCAAAAAACAGAGACGGAACTTGCAAAACAAGAAGCTATTTCGATAGCAAACAGTACTACACAAAAAACGTTAAAAGATAATTACTATGACAAAACGGAAGTAGAAAGTCATATTACAGCATCAGAGCAAAGGATTTCTTTAGGAGTATCACAAACATACGCTACCCAAAAAAGCGTGGAGGAAAATTATACTTCGGCAGTCAAGGCGGGGCAGGATGCAGCAGATGCAGCAGAAAAGGCGGCCAACGACGCGACAGATGAAAAACTGACGAATTATTCCACGACAGAGGAAATGAAGTCAGCGATAGAAATGACAGAAAAAAGTATCAGCCTGTCTGTATCACAAACATACGCTACCCAAAAAAGCGTGGAGGAAAATTATACTTCGGCAGTCAAGGCGGGGCAGGATGCAGCAGATGCAGCAGAAAAGGCGGCCAACGACGCGACAGATGAAAAACTGACGGAATATTCCACGACAGAGGAAATGAAAGCAGCGATTAAAGTTGTGGCCGAAGAAATAGAGATGAAAGTTTCAGAGGATGACGTTGAAAGTATTATCTCACAAAAGGCAGATTCAATAAGACTAAAAGCAGACAAAATAGCGTGGGAAAGTGAATACAGTTCAATGACGGAAGATGGGAAACTGTCATGCAGTTCGGCAGAAATAAACGGCACATTTCAGACAAAACAAAATTATGGTGGAAGCTACAAACTGACAAGATTGAATTTGGGAGTGTTAGAGGGATATTACGGAGAAACGCAGACAGGTCTCCTTGACATGTCGGCAGTATACAAGGACGGAATGAGGCACGCATCCCTAAAAGGATTTGACTATTTACACTTACAAGCAGGAGAAAAAATACTGGTAGAGCAGTTAACTAATTTTTCACAAGGCATTGAAACGACGAAAGTTGACGCATCAATATTCACAGGAGGAACGTTTACTGGAAACGTGACTTTTGAAAAGGATAACAACGTCGATTTCGAAGAACCGCCAAGACTATACAACTTAGAACATGTATCATCGGGGGGACATGTAGTTCTGGCAGAAGATGGAATGACAATGGCCTATCTTGCATCGTCATCAAAACGATATAAAAACCATATTTCATATGTTGAAAATCAAGATGCGGAAAAAATCTTGAGTATTCCTGTTGTATGGTTCGAATACAAAGAAGGATATTTGACAAAAAAAGACAAAATGTATAAAAATCCTATTCCCGGATTTTATGCGGAGGATGTTGCTAAACAAATGAAAGAGTTGGCGCGGTTTGACGCAGAAGGAAAACCAGAAGATTGGAATTATAGAACTATAATTCCGCTGATTGTTAAAATGATTCAGATACATGATGAAAAGCTGAAAGGATTATCACAATGAGTTCACTGGGGATTATTCTGGAACAGACAAGAGAACAAATAAAAGATACTGTAAATATGATTTTTTTAAATAAGGGAATACCGGCATATCTAAGAGAGGGGATAATTCTCGAATTATTATCAGATGTTAGAGAGCAGAAAAACAAAGAATTAATGATTGAATACAATGAAGAAATAAGAAAAATGAAAGAGAATTATGCCGCAAAGGACATTGGAACGACTCAAACGGAGGCAAAAAGCCGAGAGGAGGTGAAAGGAAATGACAGCGTTAACGAAATTGACAACACGAATCAACCTTGAAATGTCCGGAGATACAAAAA